ATCCAAAGACACTATGATCTGATTTGTCCTGGTTCTCCACTCATCAAAAGTGTTTGTTAATGCTACGTTAGCTAATGACATTTTGAGTTGAATCCTCTAGATTGTTTATTTTATTTATATAATCATTTCATCTTTCTGCTGCCGATCTAAAGAAGTCATCAATATCTTCTTCTGATGCACCAGAAGCAGTCATGATCTGAATCAGTAATGGATTGCTTCTCTCATACGTATCGGCTGCAAAGTCTGTTTCAGCATTAATACGATCTGATTCTGTCATTGGCTGAAGAAGTGTTGCAACCATTGCTGGCACTTCCCCGTATTTAGTCATATCAAGTGCTTCTTGTGGTGTAATTAGAGTTCTTTCACGAAGTTCAATTGCACATTGACGACGAGTGATCGACTGCGGAACTGGTGGTGGAGGTGCAACATATGGTTCTGGTTCGTTGCCTTCTGCCAACCATTCCAGATAGTCTTGATAGTCTCTGTTGCCACCATCGAATGGAATGAAGGCATTGTCTGTGAGACGATGAACCGTAGTTTCTGATTGTGTTAGTCTATACATGATGTTCTCCTAATTATAGTTCTGCTGATGCTGTCCAGTCACACGAATATATTCTTGCTGATACAAAAGTGCCATTGCATCTTCCAAATCCAGACGTTGATATATCTGTTGCTGTAGCAGTTACATCGGCACCATTCGTTGAATCTCTTATTTTCCCAGATACACCTGTGGATGAATTGTATACTGTTATTGTTGGTGAAGCTCTTTTTATTACTCGAAATAATAATGTTGCACCAATATTTCCTGTATCATATGGTAACCAAACAGATCCGTTAAAAGGAGTAGTAATTGTTCCAGGGGACGTGCCAATGTCGTAACTTTTTTCATAATATCTCTGACACAATGCTAACTCAACTCCTAATGGTCTAACCTCAAATGGTGTTGCCACTGATCCTGCTTCAAGTTGCACTTGAGCTATATCAAATGTACCTGATTGCTGACCGAGTGAATTGGTTCTTGCATCCCAATTAGAACCGCCGTCAAACCAAAAGAAAACTCGCAAATCATCATCATTATTAGACCCTAAAGTTTTACCAGAAATAGATGGTATGGAAACAGTGATTGTGAATTTTTGCCAAGATGTTGTAAGGGAACAAGTTGATACACCAATAGCAGTTACAAAGGATGATGGTGATCCACCAGAACCAAAAGTCTGCACAAATTCAATCGCTATATTTTTTGAAGCGTCTGTTTTGGCCCAAAAAGACAAAGTTGCTGTTTGTCCTGCAAGAGTACGAACGGATTCTATTCTGTGCTGCAATATGCAGTAATTTCCTGAACCAGCAACAGACGATACAACAGTTCTATGGAAATATGTTGGTTCATTAGGAACATCTGTTTGGCCTAATGTAAAAGTTTGACGAGAGATATCGGCAGTTGAACCTGTTCTAGCTGCTCTAAATCTATCAGAAACATACTGCCCATCAGCAACACCAGTTACACTCGTTCCTCTCTGCCAAATATCAAAGTTACCATTAATAATTTTATTCTTCATCCCCATATTTGCTTGCACACCAACAGAACCATCTGCGGCAAGAGTAATTGCCTGAGATGTAGCACTTGGATGTTGAATGTTCTGTACTTTTACTGTTGACATTATTGAATTTCCTGCGAAATCAGAATTTGTTTAAGTGCTTCAACACTATCTGCTTGATCAATTTGTTCTTGTATAACTGCATATTTATCACGAATTGCTTGTCTTTGAGATTCAATTGCTTTTGCATCAGTTCCTGGTATTTGTTTCATGATCTTTTCATCAAGAGGCGCAAACTCTTCGGCTCTCTTGGTTCGACGTTTATCATGTGCAATTACTTTTGCTTTGTTTAGATTTATGATAATCATTGTCCATATCCATCAGGTTGACTAAAATCTGCTTCCCATGCTGCTCTGAATGTTCTATCAGAAGGGATGTCATCTGTAGAAACAATTCGATATGGTTTACCTGCTGAAACGTCTTTGGCAGCAATTTGCTCAATCGTTAAACCACATTCTGGAGCAGGAACAATCACTGCAACACCGCCATCATCTGTAGGATATATAATTCTTTGATTCATTTTGTTCACTCCTGATTAACGAAAGATAGAAACGGATAAAATTAAGTAATCAACTGGAGCTCCTGTCGAACCAGTACTAGTAAATCTTACTGATGTATTGGTTAAAGATGTGTATTCGTTAGAAGCCGAACCGTAAATACCATAAAATCCGATTAACGGTCCAGCACCATCTCCACGACCCGCTGAAATCGCACACGCATAATTCGCATCAGGCATAGCAGTTGTAAAATTTACCGTATAGTTCCCCGTACTATTGTCTGTAATGCTTGTTACATTATAACTAGAACGAATTGCTACTGTGCCTGTACCATTAAAGTTTACCCATGCACGAGTAAATGCTAATGGAGCAGAACCTGATGGCGTTTCTGCTAAAGCTGTACCAAATGTGAGATTATTAGTAATAGTAGGAGATGTAAGAGTCTTATTTGTCAGTGTATCTGATGTGGCTTTACCGACCAGAGTATCCGTTGCATCTGGCAGAGTCAGTGTTCGGTCAGTATTTGAGTTTGGTGATGCTACCGTGAAAACACCAGTTCCATCAGGATTCGCAGAAATTTTTACTTGTGACATTGTGTGGATTCCTTATAGTTCTGCTGACAACGAGTCAATGTTTGTATAAGATTGCACAAGTCCTTGGGCTTGGGACTCCACAGAAATGCTCGCACAATAGTTGCTAAGACCATTAATGTATGCATACGTTGACGGATCACTGTTTCGTATATTTGATTGCCCTACACCAGTTGTTATTCTGGTAACGGTTGGAACCGCTCTCATAACAGTAAATGTAATTGTCTGCAAGCTTCTGGTATATCCACCATTGGCATAATTTTCTAATCCCCAGGCTATCAATTGATAATATCTCTGACACAACCCTAATTCCACTCCTGGTGGTCTTACTTCAAATGGTGTGGCAACTGATCCTGCTTCAAATTGCACTTGTGCTATATCAAATGTTCCAGATTGTTGACCTAGAGAGTTGGTTCGGCTATTCCAATCAGAACCCGCATCGAACCAGAAAACAATCTGTAAACAATCATTGCCGTTTGACCCCAGCGTCTTTCCAGAAATTGACGGCACGTCTATGATAATCTCAAACTTCTGCCACGATGTTGTTAGAGCACATGTAGTTACGCCGATTCCTGTAATACTCGATGAGGGAGAACCGCCCGAACCAAATTCTTGAGTAAACTCTACAGCCATGTTTTTAGAAGCATCTGCCTTGGCCCAAAAAGATAGAGTTGCCTTCTGGCCTGCTAGAGTACGAACAGACTCTATTTTTTGATATGTAAGACATAAGTTCCCCGCACCAGCAGAAGATGTGACTACCGTTCTTTGATAATATGTAGGTTCTCCGGGAACATCGGTTTGGCCTAGCGTAAATGACTGTCTGGATGTGGTATGGGTTGAGCCAGTGATGAGGGTCAACCATCTATCTGGTCCGCCATATCCAGATGAAGTGAAACTGGTCCCTCTCTGCCAGAAGTCAAAGTTACCGTTGATGATTTTATTCCTGAAACTTTGAACTGGTGACAGACTATTTCCACCAGTAGATATGATTCCAGTTACAGCACTATTTCCAGAGACAGTCTCATTCCCAGAATTTGTAATTCCAGGTGTTGTTATTCCAGTTGATCCATTTATTGTTACTGCCATCTATCTTTTCCTTAAACAACCGTCCAAACAGAACCACTTGGTACTGTAACCGTTACATTACTATTTATTGATATTGGGCCAGGACTCATTGCATTATACCCAGATGATATAGTATAATCCGAAGCAACATTTATCGCACTCTCAAAGAATGGAGTAGATAACTTAATTGAACCAGAAGATACAATTGAAGAAGGACTGATAGAAGTGTTGGTGGTTGTGTTGCCAACAATAACATTTCCAGTTGGAAAATTTAATGTGCCGTCAAACGATACACCAGATGTATTTGAAAGAGCATTGGATGAACCAGTGTTTGCTTTGTCAAATGCAGCAATAGCA